ACCGAGTATGGCGCAGCGCAGCCCGTCTCAAGAAACGCGCCTTGAATGGGGGCCAGCGGATAGTCAGGCTGGCCGGCGTCGTACCAGACCTCGGTCGAGTTGTTGCCAAAGATCCAGATTTCTTTGTGGTCGACGATCAGCGACACTACATTGTCAGGCGAGGCTTCAGCGCTTGCAAATGACAGCGCGTCGATGTCGCTACCATCGTAGAGTGCAGTCACCCAGACGCGAGCGCTGTTGGGTTCATTGAACACAAAGTAACCGTTGACGTAGCCCACCGTGACGGCGCCCGGAAAGTCCAAATCTCCAATTTGCGCAAACACACCCGTGTCGATGTTGTAGATGTAGCCTTTGGGGTTGGTTGCTATGAAGATTTGTTGGCCGTTGTCGACCATGCTGACCGGGCCTGTGCCGGCTACGTTGGTGCCAATCGTCCGAACCCGCGATCCCACCACATACGCAGGCGGCGGCGTGTATTGGATGAATGTCGACCCGATAACAGCGTACAACTTATCGCGCGCTACCCACATGCCGCGCACTACGCCTGATGCGGCAGTGAATACAATCTCAATGCCCGGCACCCGCTGGAAGTACGCCGCCGTCTTGCCGCCGTCCGGTGTTGACTCGGGGTACAAGTTGATTAGCCGGTTGTCCGCAGCGTTGGTGCTGCGGGCAACGTAGGCGGCGCCAAGGATGGGCGATTTCATCAGAAATTGCCGGCGTAGATGTTGTAGCGTTGACGGCTTCCGACGATCGTGTACGGAATCGACATCAAGTCGTCAGGATTGTTGATGCGCTTTAGGTTGCGCTTGGACGTCATTGCAATCCGCGAAACTTGCCGCGACGGCTCAACGCCAAACTCAGGCGCAAGCTCACAGGCCAAGTTGTAGCGGAACGCTCGCAGGTAGCCTGGCGGAAAGGTCAGCATCGTAGCCAAGATGGCTGGCTGCGACAGCGTTTCTACCGACACGAAATGGAATTCCAGCACCCGCGTAGGCACAGGGTAGATGTACATCTCAATGTTCGGGTAGGTCATGTTGACCCACATGACCTGCGGGTAGGTGCTGCGCACCGTTTTGAGCGCAATACCGTTGTACTGCTGTTGATTGATGAGCTTCAGACCGTACGAGACGCCGGTTGTCGGGTCTTTGAAGTAGGTCGCATCGTCAACAAGAATAGGCCGGTTGCCAACGAAATCGCCGGTAGGCCCAAGCGTGCGACGGATTTCTGTGGCGGGCCAACTGAACACCTGATCTTGAGTCGAGAACACCGACAATCGCTCAGTGTTCCACGACTCAATCATTTGGTTCATGGCCGACAGCGCGTCGGCGGCTGTCTCGGGAGACGGGTCTTCCCCCTCTGCTACAACACCTATCAGACGCAGCGCGCCTGTGATGATGTCACCCGCTGATGTCGCCATCGACCGTCTCCTTACGACGACGACCTCGGCGCGCCAATTGATTGAGCTGCGCGCTGTCTACGGCCTCGTCTCCCAGAGTATACCGTGTCCAACCGTTTTGTTCATCATACTCCGCTTCCAAGTCCGAGATGGCAACCTTCTCGCCGTGGCGCGGGTGACGCAAATAGATGATGGGCATAAAAGTCGGGGGCCGAAGCCCCCGCCAGGTTAGCCAGCAGCCATGATGACCCAATTGGTGCCGTCTTCGCAAACCAGCGTCGCCCACTTACCAGCGGTCGCGGCGAGGATCGCCGTGCCGAGGGTAGCTGAGTTCAGCGGCCTGACGTTCGTCGACGCCGAGATCACCGTATAGGTTGCAGACAGGTTTTTGATAGTCACGGTCCGACCGATGTAAGCAGCCCCAGACGGCAACGTCACGGAGACGTTTGCCGCAGAGCCCTCGGCGACCACATAGTTCTCATCATCGCCCAGCGTGAAACTGGCAGTTTCAGTAACTGGAGCGTTGAGATAGAACGCTGTGAGCGCAGGGTCAGAGTACGCAACACCTACAGGCTTGTTGTTAGCCATTAGCGACTCCGGTTATTACTTCAGGAACGCGGACCAAGTAGCATCACCAGTCTTGACCAGTCGGTAGGTGTGCGCGCCAAAACGCGGGACCGTAACCGAACCGTAGACGGTGATGCCAGACCCGGTGGTGATGGGAACAGTCGACGACGAGCCCGTGTTGTTATTGTTGGTGATCGTCAGTTCAAACGACGAGCCAACTTTAGCACTCGGGATCGCGGCGTCAAGCTGCGCCGCCGTTGCGAAGGTAACAGTCAACGTCGCATCGCTAGCCTTCTGGCAAACAACCAGCCCGATCGCCATTTGAGCGCCGGTCAGAGTCGTGTCGCCAGTCAGCGTCGCGGGGATGGACTGTACGCCCATGACGGCTTCGTCGAGATTGCCGTCACCGACTTGATAGCCACCAGCACCATTAGGAAGAGCCATGATTTAATCCTTTCAAATATGTGACCAAGACCGGCGTTTCCGAATGTCCGTAATGGACTGCGGAGACACGCCGTATTTCAACGCCAAATCTTTTCCAGGTTCGGAACTAGCCCGAATCGCCAGCACGTCCTCTGCCGTTAGTTTTGCAGCATAACAAGTTTCACCCTGCTTTCCAACGCGCTTGTGGCGCACAACTTCCCCGGCAATGTGACGCCAAGAATGTCGTTGCTTCAAGCTGCCGATGGTAGCGGCGGCGACACCGTAGTCTGCGGCGATAGCAGCATAAGGACGTGGGTCTGCGAGAATGGCTGCGGCTTGCTCGTCCGTGAGGATAGCAGCCCGATTGCGGGTGCCTTGGGGCGCTCGGGCGCGTCCTTTGGCAATTTTTTCCGCCATGTTTTCAGCGCAAGTGCCAGCGCGGAGGTGCGCGGGATTAACACAGCAGGGATTGTCACAAGAGTGAAGCGCTTGCGTCCCGACCAGCAAATCGCCGGTATGAAACGCAAGCGAAAAACGGTGCGCTCGTTTAAAAAGCACGCCGCCTACTTCACCTTTAAACACTCCGTAGCCGTGCGCATCCCGTGCGCCAATCCACTCCCAGCACGTATCGGTCTTTTTGACTTGCATAAAGAACCGCGTCTCAGCCGATAGGCCGCGAAACGATCCAGAATGCCGCGCAACAGCTATCGGCGAACCAAACTTACGGTTGCGCTTCCAGTGTTTGTCGCAAAGTCCTAAAGCCAACACAACGTTCTCGCATTCCTTAATACAGCAGATTTTTGGGTCCATACTAGCCTCTTGGTTAGGGAGGCTAGTATATCCCCATTAGTCCCGTACTGTCAAGCGTTTAGACGTTAGCCCCAGAGGCGTACGCCCATTTGCGGCCGGATAACAGAGTAGCCATAAAGTACATCGATGCGACATGGCAGTCTATCATTATTGATATCGTACTGGCGAACAATACGCATCGAGATGCCGTTGTGAACCTGACGAGATGCCATATCGACACCTTGCGGCATCAGCAGGTCAGCGGTCGCAAACGTGATCGCATCTTTGTGATAGATCAGGTTTTGCGGGTACTGAGTGCTGGCGCTACCCAGGAAGGTCACCCCAGCGCTGGCTTGCGGGAACGCATCGATCGTCGCAAGCGCATGGCCGGAGGTGTACATCGCGGGGCTGACGCTGACCGAGTACGCGCCGCCGGTGGCGGTTGCGTCCGCAGTGGCCACGAACTGTTGCAGGCTGCCAGTCGACTCACGGGTCTGCGGGTTGACAGCGTAGACGCCAGCAACGGTGAACACGTCACCTTGCTTGATCGTCTGCGTGCCAGTGCCCGTGATCAGGATCGTGGTCGAGCCTTGAGCCGTCACAGCGCTGGTCACCGTGTGCGAACCCGTGCGGGTGCCGGTGGTGTGCTGCTTGATAGACTGCGACATGCTGATCTCTTCAAAGCCCAGCACACCCTCGCCCATCAGGCCATTCTTGAACTGACGGCTGATGGTGTTGGTGGGGTTGAACAGACCCTTCATGCCTTCGACGAGGCCAGCGTTCGCAGCCGGGTTGACGGTGGCATAGCGGGGAGCCATGACCGCAG